ATGAAGAAGCAATCACAGAATCTATAGCAAATGGTACATTTATATACGATTTAACTGGTGCTGCAAGATAAAAAAGTCTTGACAAATTAATTAAAATGTGATATACTTTGTATATTACTAAAACTAGCATAGGTATTTGCTAGTGTTCGGAAGCCTCTTAGTAATAAGACTACCTTCCTGTTTATGCTAACTGAAGAAGTTTCAACTACCTACACTCGTTAGGCCAGGTTTTCCTCACCCTAAAGATGTAGCCTTGAATTGTCAATAGTTGGCTCGTTTCGATAATAGCCGAAAGGAGATGACCAATGGCTTTTAAGACTGCTGCTGGTTACGGAAACCTACCTAACGGTAACTTCTCACCTGTTATTTACAGTAAGAAGGTACAATCGGCTTTCCGTAAAACTAGCGTGATTGAAGATATTACCAACAGTGATTACTTTGGTGAGATCGCAAATTTTGGTGATACAGTACGTATTATCAAGGAACCAGAAATCACGGTTCAAGAATATGCAAGGGGTACGCAAGTAACTCCACAAGACTTAGACGATGAGGACTTCACCCTTGTTGTCGATAAAGCTAACTACTTTGCTTTCAAAATCGATGACATTGAAGAAGCACACTCTCACGTAAACTTTGAATCAATGGCAAGTGATCGTGCAGGGTATCGTCTAAAAGACCAGTTTGACCAAGAAGTACTAGGTTACTTATCTGGTTTCAAACAATCTGCACTACATTCAAATGCAGGTACAGCTAGAGTAGCTGCTGACAAATCAGGTACTGATCCAGTATCTGTTGCAGCAGACGGTTTATTAGCTAACATGAAGATCTCTCGCGCAAGCTTTGTATCAGGTGGTTCTGCCTCTGATTCCATTGCTACGCATCCAGATGGATCTACTGGTGAAGCTACTCCGTTGGAGGTTCTAAACCGTATGGCTCGTTTACTAGACCAGCAAAACGTAGACCGTGATGGTCGTTGGGTCGTTATTGATCCTGTCTTTGCTGAACAGCTAAACGACGAAAACAGTAAGCTTCTAAACAATGACTTTGCTGGTGGACAAAATGCTGGTGACATTCTAAGGAATGGACGCATTATCTCTGGTATGGTCAGAGGCTTTAGAGTTTATATGTCCAACAACCTTCCTTCCGCAGGAAC